CACAGGAAACCAGGGGCGGATTGATTTCCGGCTGCCAATGGGTTTGCTTATCGGCCGGATCCGGCGCCGAGGCCTTTTGGCTTTTTTCAGGCTCCGCGGCCGGAAGTTGGGAGTCCTCTCGAATTCCGAGGCGATGGCGGTCTCGTGAAAACATGAAATGAAGATCGACGTCGGCTGTGATTTCTTTCGGATTGCCCTCAGGAGGCGGTTCGGCCGGCGCCGCAATGGCCGTTCCGTCGATCGATCCATCTTTAAGAAGCCGCAAAGCCTCCTCGGCCGGAATTTCCTCAGCGATCCCTCGGCGCGTGAAATGGAGAGCCGACATCGGATCCATTTCATAGGGCAGGCCGGCCCTGTAGGTCGGCCCGCCCTGAGCCTGAACTGTATAGATGCGTTTGAACTTGATCCACGTGATCGACATCAATCCAGATCCGTTTCGATTTCGAGAACCGTGGCGAGGTTATAATCGTGTGCGACACCCTGCTTGAGTTCGCCAAATACGGCAACTGCAACCGGCCCTCCGGATCCGGCGGAAACAATGCCGAATTTGATGTATTGATCTTTGTTCGTTCCACCTTCGGCCAGATCCATCTCGTCGACTTCAATAATCACCTGGGAATAGTCCGTTCCGGCCGTGACGGTCGATGCGGTTTTCAGGGCAGCAATATTATTTCCGGCCGAATCGCAGGTCACCGCCCGACACACCATGGTCCCGGCAGGGTCCATATTGCCCCCCATGAAAACAGCCATCACCCGGTGATATTTGGACATGTCGATCACATCCGAATATACCTGCCCCGTTGTAATCGTCTGGGGGTCAACGGTCCCGATCAATGTTATTTTTTCGCTAAGTCGTTCCACCATTACTTCTACTCCTTTATTTGTTTGGACCCTTCGGAATTTTCATTCCTCGGGGCCCTATTCATGGTTTCGGGTTTAGCGCGCTCCGGATATCAGGCGCGCTCGTCCAGTGTGACCGCCCAGGACAGGTAATTCGCTCCGTCTCTCGGCGTGATATATTTTTCCCACCATGGCTGGCCGGCGATGCGGAGGATGAACCGATATGCCATGATCGCGTAATCGAACCAGAGATGCATGGATACATCTGCACGGATCCCGCCGGATTTTGTGGCTGTCAGATACTGGCTCAGGTCCACCAGGATGATGTCGCCCTTGTCGCCAAGGGTCTCGCAAGCCTGAGTGGGGATAACCGGCCGGTTAAAGATGGTTGCATAGGGAGATCCGGACAATCCGCCGGGCGGCATGTAGATGGGCGTTCCACCCACGACATTTCCGGAGGCGTCCTTGACCTTCAACTGCATGCCCCACAATTGGGGTTCGATATCCTGGTTGGTCAACCAGACGGCATTCTGCCGGCACGGGGCATAGAGGCGTGACCACATATTCATGATGTTCTCTGCGACGATCGTGTCCGCAGCCTGGCCGCTCTCCTTTGCGATACTCACCAGGGATCCGTGCTTCAGGATTCCCCAGGGTTCGCCGGCGCCGGTTCCCTGAATGATCTTCAAATTGATTTTGAAGTCGAACTTGATTCCGACTTTTTTCTTGAGATAAGACTCAAGACCCGGAGCATCCTCGAGCAGTTCCTCGGTCACTGGAATCAGAGCCGTCAACTTGCCGAGGCGGATGGATTTGGGCACCAGGTTGATTTTGCTCTGGGTCATCAGCCCCGCTTCGGATTCGAAGTAGGCCTGAACTCCGGAGGTAGTATCCCAGGGACTGGTTTCATCGGCCGGGAATACCATCGTGTTTTTGGACGTTGGATTTTGATCGGTGCGGCCGAGCAGCGAAGATTCACCGGTGATTTTCTGCCAGATCTCCGTCCGGAAATCCGGAGGAACCGCGTAACCTCCATCCTCGCCCGCGCCTTCGGAACTGTAGGTTGACGGCGCATTCATCACCAGCCGCGGATCTATATAGCCTCCCTGCCGGCTTGCGGCCTTGACGGCCGTGGCGAAATCTCCGAAACTCCGGAAGCCGCCCTTTCCTCTCGGAAGTTCAATAATTGACCCCCGTGATTGACTGCCATTGGCCTGGCCGGTTCCCTGGCCTTCCTGGCGAGCTGCATTCTGGGGATCCGCGGGCTCGGTGGCGCGGCCCTGGCCCTGGGTCAGGCGAGTCGAAAGCTTATTCATCCGCTCAAGTCTGGCGATGTCATCCTCGATCTGCGTAGCCCGGGCGAGCAGCCGGTCAATCTCCTTTCGTTCATCTTCCGAGAGATCGCGCTTTTCTGCGCGCGCCTGAGCCTCCGTTGCCTGTGCCGATTCATTAAGGTCGAGGAGCTCCTGGCGGAGATTCATAAGCCGCTCATCATCAACCGGGCCCTCCGCGAAAAAGAGAAAACGAGTGGCGCCATTTTCGGGTCGAGCCAGCGCCGCCAATGCCCCTAACAAACTTCGAATCAACTTCATATTTTCCTCCGAAAATAAAAAGGCCGGCTTTTACGCCGGCTGGATTTGAATAGACTTCAGTTGAGTTGATTATCGGGGCTGGCCCCGGTTACTCCCGGCCGCTGGCGGCCTTTGTTTCAAATTTCTACATGCCAGATCCAACCTGGCGAGACGATTCCTTCTCTCCTGATCCTCTGCAGCCTGACTGGCCGGCTTCGGTGCGTTGCGATATTTGAATCGCTGGAGATCGAAGCAGGCGGCCGCCGCCATAGAATCCGTGATTGCATCCACAAATCCCATATCAAGACACTCGGCGGCATTCATCCAGGTCTCGTCCGCCATCATCCGGCAAACGGTCGCTTTATCTTTTTTAGATCGCTTCATATAAGTCGAGAGGATCGCTTCATCGACCTTGTCGAGCTCGCCTGCAATCTTGCGCATCTCCGCGGCATTTCCGATTGCGAGAGCCCAGGCGTTGTGGATCATCATGATGCCGTTCTCGGCCATATAGATTTCGTCGCCGGCCATCGCCACAACAGAGGCGATCGAGGCCGCGTAGCCATCGATGTAGGTCACAACTTTTGCCTTGTGCTGCTTGAGCACGTTATAGATGGCGATCCCGTCGAAAACATTTCCCCCCGGCGAATTGATCCGCATCGTAATTTTCTCCAGATCTCCCAGGTCCTTCAGGTCTTTCACAAATTGGGCGGCCGAAATTCCGCCATACCAGCTGTCTCCGATTTCCTCATAGATCCAGATCTCCGCTTCTTTCGGCGAGCCGGCCGCGGCCTTGATGCCGTAACGGCTGAGATCTTCTATTCCGAGAGCCTTTCTATGGGCCTGCAGATGATCCTTGACAGCTTGCGATGCTTGCTCGCCTGATCTGCCTCCATTGGCCGCGCTCCAGGCTGCATTGAGGCCTCCCCGATGGAGATACATCGTACCGGAGGTATAACAGCCGTTATCGTCTTTATCGCCGCCGTTTTTGACCCAGTGGTGCGGATATTTCCAGGTACTTTTCTTTCCGGCTTCGCCCTGGTCGGCATACGCGGCGCGCGGCAACGAGGTTTTATCGAGCCCGCCCCAATCCGGCTCTGAATCCGCGCAGGTATTGTTATGTGTGAACATGAAAAATTTCATTGCGTCCTCCTTTGGACGATCGCGATGACAAACCTTTCGAGAAGATTATCGGCTTCGCGTTTTGCTCTTGCCTCAATTTCAAATTCACCCCTGGGATCCGTGGCCAGATCCTCCAGGATCCGGCGGGATTCGACAATGTGGGCCGTGGTGGCTGCTTCAAGGATATTTGTTGTCTGCGCATCCAGGACATTGGCAGCCGGATCCAGCATCGCCGCCAGCGAATAGAAGATCGGACGGATCGTCTGGACCATATAATTACGCTGTTCCGGAAGAAATTCTTCGCGCCATGCGGCCAGATCGGCCTGGTCTTTATGTTTCACCTGGTCAAACCTGCCCTGCTCTCTTTTCAGAATGCGCCGGAACGCATCCTGCACCAGACCGGCGTAATTTTGTTTTACCTGACTGGTTTCCGGACCCGCCGGAGCTCCGGGAACCTGGCCGGGAGCCGAAGGCTTTGGGGTCTTATTCACATCACCCGAGACCAGGCGCTTGAGAGTCGTCTGATTCAACTGCACGAGCAGCTCATCACCTTCAGGGCCGACAGGATCCATGTCCTCGAGCCGCAGAATTGTGTTTGTCGAGTAAACGCCGATATTGCGCATGATTTGATAATAGGCCGCCCGGCTCATGTCATCACCGCGCAAGAGGCCCCGGACATTCATCTTGGTGATGACTCCCCGTTCCCGACCGGTGAAGCACTTGTAGTTCGCTTCCTGCTCCATCCGGTAGATCCAGGGCATAAAAGCATCATTCACCACTTCGATCGATTGGGATTCGATATTGGAATAAGTACTGCGCGTCAGATCCGCAAGCTTGTGGGGCGGCAACCCGAGCCATCGGGCAATATCTGATACTTGAAATTGCCGCGTTTCCAGCATCTGTGAATCCCGGGCGTTAAGCGCAATTCCTTTCCATTCCATTCCCTCCTCGAGAACCATGGGCCGCCATTTCCGGCCGAACATGGCTTTTTCCTGCATCTGATCTTTCAACCTGGTATAAGCCTCATCACCCAGGCTCTTCGGATGCTGAAGATATCCGGTGCTGACCGCTCCGTTTGCAAAGAAATCCTCGCCGTACATCTCCGCGGCGATCGAGAGTCCAAGAGACCTGGATGCCATTGTGATCAGCGAGTAGCCGGTCAGGCCGTCGAAACCGAGGCCATGCAGGTGAAACATTTTCCATGGCGGAAGAATCGTGGCCGGCGCCGTGAAATTGGAGATTTCATAATAAATCTCGTTGGTTTCCGGATCTCGCTTTACCTGGACCCGATCCGGGGTGATCAGCCAGAAATATAGAGGCCTGCCGCCCTCGTCGAATTCGATCTCTGCGAAACCGTTTCCATGGGTGATGGCATGGGCAATGATTGTTTCTTTAAAAGCGAACGCGGACATCTCCGGATTCGCGCGGGTCCGGAGTGTATACCAGAGCTGATGTCTCGTCAGGCGCTCCGTTTTATCCGGGGTCTGCCTCAATACTTCCCAGGGCAATCCCGCGATCGACTGGCTGATGTAAGCAACGCCCCGGTAAAAGGCGGAGTACTTCATCGCCGTATCGTGATCGATATGCACCTGGGCGTGGCGAGAGGGAATCATGAGAATGCGATATCTCGCCGGATCCGACAGAAGAGCGCGACCCGCGTTCATTAATCGAGAAAATACTTTTGGGACTGTGATCATCAGCTGGGTTCTCCAATCACCAGAATCCCGCGTTTATCGTAGACGGAACCTTCATATCCCGGCGTCACTATCATTCGGGCCAGGGCGTCGATGCCCGCCTGCATCCCGTCAATTCTTTTCGTGGACTTTCTCCGATCGGGCTTGGAAGGTTTGACATTTTCCGCCGCATCCTGCTTGACCGAGAAACTGTCGGCCATCCAGTTAAGCACCGGATTTCCGTTGTGCCTGATTTTGTGCGCCAGAGTCAGCCGGAGCAGTTCCTTGGTCGGGGCGCTCATCGACTGATACCCCTGGCCGATCGGAACCATTTTCAATCCATCGGAATCAAGATCGGTGATGATTTTTGTGGCCAGCCACCGGTCATAGCCGACCTCCCTGATATCATAAAGCTTGGCGAAGTCTCTAATCATTGCCCTGACAAATTCCTGATCGATCTGGTTGCCCGGAGTTGTGTGAATAAGGCCCTGCGCGACCCAGAAATCATAGGGAACCCTGTCTCTTCTTGCCCTTTGAACAAGTTCATGCTCCGGGATCCAGAAGTGCGGGATCCAATAAACATCTCCGTCCTCTTCGAATACCAGGACGAATGCCGTGATGTCCTGAGTCGCCGAAAGATCGAGACCTCCGAAACACGGCCGGCCGATAAATTGCTCCGGGTTGAATGGCGCAGCGCATTCTCGCCAGTCCGTCATAGGCAGGTACCGCACTTCCTGGCCTACCCATTGATTCAGTCGCAGCCGGCGGAATGAATTCTGCTGCGAAGGATTATTCTTCGCCTGGAGAAATTCCTCCCGGACCTTGTCGATCGAGAGGTGAAATCCAAGCGATGGATTCGCTTTGTACCATCCCGATGCCGGTTTCTTTTTCGTCGCCGGCGCCCCTTCATCGGTCCAGTCCGCTTTTTCATCCAGGCCATAAATGACCGGATAATAGGAAGGATCGCTGAAGATCTTCTCTTTTACACTCCTCGCGTAATCGTGCTGCTGCTCGCATATGGGCGAGTCGCCAACAATGCCTGCCGTCGTGAGGGCGACAAGCATCGGCTGCGCCCGCGTCGCCATCCCGAACTTGAGCACATCCCACAGATCCGAATTTCTCTGCCGGTGGAGCTCGTCAAATACCGCTATATGCGGATTGATGCCGTCCTGGGTCCCGGCGTCGGCCGAGATCGCCCGCATGAAACAATCACTATCCGATTTCAGATAGATCGTCTTGGTGGAATCGACAATCCGGCACATATCATGCAGCCGCGGTGAATTCCGGACCATCCTCGCCGCGACCTTAAAACCGATCGATGCCTGATCTCTCGATGCTGCCGCGAAATAAACCTCAGCGCCAGGCTCATCATCCAGGAGTAATCCAACCAAGGCAATCCCGGCCGCGAGCTCAGTCTTTCCATTCTTCTTAGGAACTTCGATATAAGCCGTTGAATATTGGCGGAGACCATTGCTCCGGACCGAGCCGAAGAGGTCGCTAATAATAATTTTCTGCCAGAAGAGAAGCTCAAATAATTTCTTCGCCCATACACCCTTGGTATGGGTGAGCATGCGCTGGAATAAATTAATTGCAAGCTGGGCCTTCTCCTCGTTGAACAATCATCACCCAAGCAACTCTTCCCGGAGCGATTTCCCTTTGGGCGCCTCAACGCTGATTTTTGCGCGATCCGTCGGGCTGCATCCCAGAAGGGACGCATATCTAACACATTTATCCCAGGCCGCATTGGCAATCCCGAGAAGCGGCTGCTGAACCAGGTTGCCGTTGGATGTCTTGGCGAGAAACGCATCGCTCCAATTTCCGACCGCCATCTTGGCCGGGGGAATCTCTTTGCCCAGATCCCGCGCGATCTGTTGAGTAATTTTATCCTGCTCCCTTTGTTGTTCCTGCAGTGCGCGAACGGCGAGAACGGCAATTTCCCATTGAATACAATACCCAACCATGATGGCCTGGTCCGAACTGCCAAGGATTCCCATTTTTTCGAGCTGGTGGCAGATGTATCGCCAGGATCGTCGGGCTTCCTTCTGGAGGAAGGATGGACAAGGCGGCCGGGAGCTCTCGGGCTTGGGAGGAGTCGGGATATTCCTTTTCCCGGGATTCCCTTCCAATGCACGGAGATGTGGATGCTTGCGCCGGCGGCCCATCGATCACTTCCCGATAATTTTTCCGGCACTGTTCAATTGATTATGGATCCAGCCGCGCAAACCATAACCGCATCCAAAACCGATCACGAGTATGATTGGAATGATCCACCACTGCACCATAGACACCTCCTATTGTTTTGATTCTCCCTTGCTCGCGAAATCCGCCTTGATTCCTGCGGATTCTTTCGGAATCTTCCGGATCCCCTCGGATTTCAGGAAAACCATTAAAATTTCACCTGCCGATCAACCCTAAATTGGGTGTCGATCAGAATCACCTTGAGCAACCGCCCCGGCCGGCAACGCAACAGGATATTTTCTCTAATTAATCCGGCCTTACTTCATGCGGCTTCAAAACTTCCGGCTGTTCACCGGTTGAACTCGATTATTCAATCGCTGACCCCCGGATGGCCGACGACCCCCGGTCTTAATATCGCGGAGGCTTGGGAAGCGG